TACACAGTACCGTAGCCGCCATAACCATCACTTGTCAGCACAGGCCTTAAGACCTCAACACGCTGATTTAATTTTGCAATCCGCACTAAAATTCTCCCCTTCTTTCTGCAAAAAATAAAGAACGCAGGGTGAGCATGAGCTGCCTGTAATCTGCTTCTTCCCTGTGTTCATAAAAATAGGCAGCCGTATACATAATAGCCGTTTTGGCATTAGCTGCCATATCTAAAGCATTGGCATCACCTCTTACTACATCCATACATACTTTCTCAGCAGATTCCAATAAATGAGTAATAAGCTCATCCTCCTCATCTGAATCCACTCTGAGATACAGCTTCATTTCTTCTAATCTCACAAGCAAAATGCTCACCTACTTGTCCTTAAATTTCTATCTTTTATTCGCCGCTGTCAGCCTTCAGCTTTAAAACCTGCACGGCTTCCGGCAAAATAAGCTTTCCGTCTACACGCTCCTTAGCAAGATAAGCTACCATGCCGTTTCCTGCAAACAGTTCTCTAAGTTCAGAGAAAGAACGTACCCCACGATCACCGATGTTGTAATAGCTATAGTCACCAAAAGCAATAGCCGTAGTTGGTGCAAAAGCCGATGTATGTACTGCATAACCTAAAATTCTGTCCGGCTCACCTGCCTGATACGAAGGCTGCCACATATAGGCTCCATTATTATCTTTAAGCTTACGTAAAGCAGATAAGGTTTGGTCATTTAAAATAAAAGCTGCAGATTTTCTGTAAGGACGTTTTAAGGCATAAACCAAAGACAACATATCGTCTGCCTTAATTGCAGCGGTCAAAGTATCTGTTACTTCAGCACCGCCTGCAGCAGCCAAAAGTCCAAGAGGTTTACCTACCCCATCACCGTTTAAGAAGGCATCTTCTTCCGCATTGGCCAGTGCCTTGCCAAACTGGTCTAAAATATAGTTTTCAAGGTTAAAGGCATTATCATAGAGGAGTTCTTCAGTTACCTTAATAGCCACATGAAGCTTATGTGCATCTAAGAGAATCTGCTTAAAGGTTGCATCGCCAAAGGAAATAGCTCCGCCTTCTTCAATCCATGCCGCAGCTGGTTTAGTGGCTGCAATATTGATTTTGTGTTCACCGCTGGTAGTAATTGTCGTAGCAAGCTTACGCATAATGTTCTCTTCAGATAAGGTATCGATTAAGCGGCTGTCATATTCCTCTGGCACAAGGTAGCCGCCATCTGCATCCACGCCTTCCTGCAGGACATTACTTACACGTTTGAAGTTGGATCGGAAAGCATCCAGCATGGCGGTTTTATACGCATTAGATGCTCTGCCAGTCTTTTCTTTCATCGAAATATCTGTCTGTGGTTTAGCAGTAATGGGTGTATTCACCGCTTTAGCAAGTTCTTTATCAAAAGCCTCCTGTTTTTCCATTCTTTGAATTTCCTTGCCCAGACTGTTGATGTCTTCCATCATACGATTATAGGTCTGGTCATCTTCAGCACTCAGGGTTCCTTTTTCCGTACGCTGATTTTCCAAAAAGGCCTTGGTTGCCTCCCATGCCTTGGCTCTTTTCTCTCTTAATTCGTTAATATTCATTGTGTATTTTCTCCCTTAAATATGATCCTTTAATAAGTTTAACTGCTTCATGCATTCTTCTACCGAACGCTCTTGAATAATGGGTTCTGTCTTAATGCGACATTTTTCAGTAACCTTAGTAAAAAAAGAATTTGTTACTGCTGCCTTAGAATACATCACAGAAACATCCGGTTGGTCTAAAGCTGCACTTTCAGCATTTCTTTTTAAGATACCGTCTGCAAATCCAAGTTCCACTGCTTTATTCGCATTCATCCAGCTTTCCTCATCCATAAGGTGTGCCAGTTTTACTCTGGCAAGTCCCGTCTTAATTTCATAAGCATTAATAATGCTCTCTTTAACCTCAGAGAGCATTGCCATAGCTTTTTGAAATTCAGCTTTATCTCCAGCGGCAATCGTTGACGGATTATGAATCATAAGCATAGATACCGGACTCATTAAAACCTTACTGCCTGCCATTGCAATAACCGAGGCCGCACTTGCGGCAATGCCATCAATTTTCACCGTGATATTGCCCTTGTAATTCATCAGCATATTGTAAATCTGAGCCGCAGCTACGCAGTCACCGCCAGGACTGTTAATCCAGATGGTTACGTCACCTTTATCTGCCATAAGCTCCTGTTCAAACAGCTTTGGGGTAACATCATCGTCATACCATGACTCCTCAGCTATCGTTCCGTTTAAAAATAAAGTGCGCTCCAAAATAGGTTCACTATCTTTGTTTGTGATATTTTTGTTCTTCCACTTCCAAAACTTCTTCATTCTTTTCCTCCGTTTTCTTAGATTGCTTTGCCGCAAAAATTCCTGCATCGGCAAGCTTGGTCATATTGCCGTTAATAAGATACAAATCTCCGCCTTCTTTTTCAGAGATGCGGTCAAGGTTCTCCAGCTGTCTGATGTCATTTGCACTCATCCAACCATTCTGTCTGGCAGTGGCATAGCCATTCATACGGCTTTCGTAATCGCCCCTTAAAAGACCATCCACATTAAATTTAATGAAATACTTCTCTTTCTCCGTTTTGGATAAAAGAGAACGCACCATAGCCTGCTCCCATCTGACAAGCCAAGGTTCTAAGGTATATTTCACAAATTCCAAACTTTGCTGTTCTATATTAGAAAAGCTCGATTTTTCAAGGTCACCAACCATGTGGGGCGGCACCCTAAAAATTCGAGCTATCTCATTGATTTGAAATTTTCTTGTTTCTAAAAACTGCGCCTGTTCCGGCGATATACCTATGGGTGTGTACTTCATACCCTCTTCTAAAACTGCTATGCGGTGCGCATTGCTGCTTCCTTGATAGACTGCATTCCAACTTTCTCTTACTTTGGCAGGGTCCTTGACGATACCCGGATGCTCTAAAATTCCTCCCGGAGTTGCACCGTTCGCAAAGAACTTGGCACCATATTCCTCACAGGCAATTGCCATGCCCACTGCGTTCTTGGCCATGGCAATAGGCGAATAGCCGACCAGTCCATCAAAACCAAGTCCCGGAATGTGCAGCACTTCGCTAGGTGAAAGCATAACTTCATTCGTGTTAGCTCTATGGCCATCTTCCAAACTGCGTAAATACTTATAATAAAGATTTCCGTTATAATCTCTGTGAACGCTCATCCGGTTTGGCAGCAAAGGATAGATGGCAATGACCTCACCCTTGCCGTTTCTGATAATCTGCGCATAAGCATTGCCCCAAAGAAGCAGGTGCGTCATAAGTGTTTCTCTAAATACAAAAGATGTCATTTCCGGATTTGGCTCGTCATGCAAAAGGAAATACAGCTTATTATTAAGTGCCTTGTCCTTACCACCGCTGTCAGTATATTTGTATAAATGCAGCGGTAAACCTGCCACGGCTTCTGCAAGCACTCTGACGCAGGAATAAACTGCTGTCATCTGCATGGAGGAACGCTCCGTTACCGTTTTACCGGCTGTGCTGCCTCCAAAGAAAAAATTGTAGGCACTCCCTACAGTTACATTTTTAGGCTTATCCCTTGATTTAAAAAGCTTAGTAAAAATTTCTAAAATCTCGTCCACCTCCTAAAATTGAGTATAAGAAAAGCACCCATCGTTTCCGACAGATGCTTTAACTGATTTTTTCTAATTTTGCTTGGGCGGATTTTCCAAAACGAAATATGTCATACTTGATATAGGAGCCCCATTTTTTTCAAATCTGCCGAAACCCCAAACTTTATCAGGTCTTAACATAAGTATGTTAAAAACAATAAGACCGAAGAACATTCCAGACTGTACCTTGTTTCTTCCACAGGCATAATAGAGGGGTTCGAAAACTGTGTCCGTCCAATTGTTTCCGGGCAACCATCCCGCTGTGTTGATATCACTCTTATCAATTTTTTCGTTTATGGCTTCAATAACCTTAGAGTAGTCTTCATCAGATAGATGATTTTTCCATTTATCAAAGTCTTTTTTGTGTGGGAGTTTATCTACATACCTACCCGTATCAACCGAATATAACATTCACACAACCTCCCTTATATCTTTTTATACCACATGACATTCGAAGAATCTTTTCCAGTAGCTTTGACATTTGTTATCACACCCTCGGCTACTCGATTGTAGTATGTTTTACCAAGATTAAGCTTTATGCCCTTGCTCATCGTCCACTCCACACCAAATAGGGCTTTAATATTAAAAGGCGTTCCAGAATCAAGATTTTCCACTTTACGGATTAACTCACTGTAATAATTTCCAAAATCATCTCCCTGTAAGACTTCGCTCTTGATATATAAGGAAACAGTTAATCCATGCTTATTTGCTTTGGTTTGCAATTGTTCATATTCCTTTTCCGTGAAAAGTAGTTGTACATTGATTTTTTTCATTGTATTGACCTCCAGTTTTATATTTTTATTTTTTCTGAATATCATTATACTTCAGAACTATCTGTTCGTCAATACTCATTACCATAAGTATAATATTATTTTTCATATAAATAATATACCTCGGTCATCATATACACTTGCACCACTGTCTGCTCCACATCGAATGGCTCTGTCCAGCCCCATTATTGTGGCTATTGCACCGTCAATCTTCTCTGTGGATTTTTCTTTATCTGCCTTGATGTTTCCGGCAGGATCTGTACGAATAAAAATATTATCCATCATCCACCTTAGAACCGGATGTCCGCTATGGGCTAGTCTTTCTTCAAGGGTAAGCTTCATAAGTTCTTTGGTCGGAGGACTCATGTCCTTAAATCCTTGGCCAAATGGCACTACAGTAAAACCCAACACTTCCAAATTCTGCACCATCTGCACTGCGCCCCATCTGTCAAATGCTATCTCACGAATATTGAACCGTTCGCCTAACTTTTCTATAAACTGTTCAATATAGCCGTAATGCACCACATTTCCTTCCGTGGTTTGCAAATATCCCTGCCGTTCCCATATATCATAAGGAACATGGTCACGTTTTACTCTTAAATCCAAGGTTTCTTCCGGCAGCCAGAAATATGGAAGAATGCTGTATTTATCTTCCTCATCTTCCGGCGGAAACACCAGTACAAAAGCTGTAATATCCGTAGTGCTGGATAAGTCAAGGCCACCATAGCAAACACGTCCTTCCAAATCCTGTTCATTTACAACAAATGAACATTTGTCCCATTTATCCATGGGCATCCAACGTATTGCCTGCTTAACCCACTGATTAAGCCTGAGCTGCCGGAAACTGTTCTCCTCGGCAGGATTTTGTCTTGCTGATTCAAATGCAGCTTTAACTTTATCCATGCTTACCGTAATACCTAGAGAGGGATTTGCTTTCTTCCACACTTTAGGATCTGTCCAGTCATCGGTTTCCTTAGCACCATATATTACCGGATAAAAAGTGCTGTCATGCTTGCGTCCCTCCAAAATATCCATCGCTTTCTGATGAGTTTCATAACAGATAGAATGTGTATCCGTTCCGGCCGTTGTTATAAGAAAATATAATGGCTGCATACGTGCATCGCCTGAGCCTTTGGTCATAACGTCAAAAAGCTTACGGTTTGGCTGGGTATGGAGTTCATCAAAAACAACACCATGAATATTAAAGCCGTGCTTGGAATAGGCTTCTGCTGACAGCACCTGGTAAAAACTGTTTGTCGGCTGATAAATTATTCTCTTTTGTGATGCTAGTATCTTTACTCTTTTATTTAGCGCAGGACACATACGCACCATATCGGCAGCCACTTCAAAAACAATGGATGCCTGTTGGCGGTCAGCTGCACAACCATATACTTCAGCGCGTTCCTCGCCATCACCGCAAGTAAGAAGCAATGCCACCGCAGCCGCAAGTTCGCTCTTACCCTGTTTCTTAGGAATTTCAATATAGGCGGTATTAAACTGTCGATATCCGTTAGCCTTAAGCGTACCAAAAACATCACGGATAATCTGCTCCTGCCAGTCTATAAGTTCAAAAGGCTTGCCGGCCCAGGTACCCTTAGTGTGACTAAGACACTCGATAAAATTCACAGCATAATCAGCTGCAGCTTTATCATATACCGAGCCTTTAGTTTTAAATTTGGTGGCTTTATACCTCTTTAGCTTTCGCAATATATCACCTCTATATTTGAGCATAAAAAATGACCTGCCATAAGCAAGCCTCGCTAACAAGATACAGAGCCATATGGCTCCGTTCTTGGATTTTTAGTTATTTTTCACTTAGAAAAGTTCTTCAATTTTTTTGAGTTCATTTTTTAGTCTGACTACATCCTGCGCAATGCAAGTTCTGCGAAAACTATTTTTGCACCATTTACCCTCGTGGGTAAGCTTCTCGATTTCAGCTCTGCGTTTTATAATTACCTCAATTCCATTGCCTTCTTCTGCATCCTTGTAATCTCTTTCAAATCTTGTCATTTTCGTATTCTCCGTTCGTATGGTTTTCCCTTTCGGTATGTACATATTCGCTCTCAAAGCACATAATAGCAAGTCATATCAACTAAGTATACTTTATAAGTTTTCACAATATTATCTGCGCATGGAACGATGGATGGTTTCTATAATTTCTTCCTGCTCGGATGGTTTTACACCAATGCTTTCCAAGGCTTCTCGAGTGCCGCAGTCCGGACAGATGAGGCTCTCGTTGTCTGCTTTCGAAAGGGCTGGCAAACCGTGGTAGGCTTTGCTGCAACGCGGGCAGATTCTAATTTCAGCGATTTCTATTTTCATATCCAAATGCCTCCTCTGATTTTAACTGTACTTCTGCAAGAAAATGCGTATCAAAGCCAAAGCTGATGTACCCCTCAAGACAGACGCTCACATAGGCAAGTGACGGAACTCCAATGCTCCGTTCCTCGTGCATGATATACACAAAGCAGTCACGGATTCTGGTCTTGCCGGACTTGTTGCCCTTAATTGGCAGCTGCATCTCCTTCTTGTAGTAGAATGCGGGGAAACCCTCGTAGCGGTCAAGGGCAGCTTCATCCTCTTCCGTTACCGACCAGACAGCCACGGGAACACTCGCCCCAATTTTGGGTTCAATAGTAAGATATGCTCCTGTCTGACTGCCTTTGAAAAGCAGTTCATAATCGGAAATAGCTGCTGTTCCAATGACCCGTGCCGATGGGCATCGCATCCGCATTTGACGAATGTTTAGGTTGCTGCCGTAGGCAATGTAATATCGTTTCTTCATAATGGTATCCATCCTTTCCGAAGGGGTTACCCTTCTACCACCTTAATACCGCCGAAGCGGTCGGGGTAAGGTGGCAGGAGGCTAACTCCTGCGTGTCCTTCAAGCGGCTCTGCCGTTTCTGAAGGCAGTATCTCCCGCAAGTCTCTTTGTAATGATATCCCTTGCCGTTTTGAATTCCTCTCCGATGAAGCCAAGGCGAAGGAGCCAGGTTCTCATGGCGTATTTCGGATTTTCATTCTGTTGTGGCTTTGGGCTGGCACTTTTTACTGTTTTAGCCATTTGGCTGAGTGCAAGGCAAAGCTGGATGTAACTTTTCAGCTGTCCCGCATGGAGACCGTTTTGCTTGCCGGCTGCAGGAACATCGAATTGGAAAAGTCTGAATTCAATGGTTCCTTTAGTAAAGGTTGCATGGTAGTTCAGCATATGGTAACGGCTGTCATTGTAGTGGTGGTCTCTGCCGCAGCTTGCTCCGTTGGACGTGTACCAAACATCTGCAAACGCAGACATCGTATGAGGCTTTTTCTTGTTGACCTGCTCCAAAAACCGTGGGTCAACCGTTCTGCAGTAGCGGTCTATCCTTCTTCTGTCTAAGTCCAAAGCATCAACCAAAAGGTCTTCGTGGCTCGCCATAATGTTAGCTAGGTTTCTCATGGTTTGCGGGGTGTGCCCTTTGGCGCCGATGTGGACGTGTACTCCACATCCTCTTGTGGCATCGCTCTTTGCTCCTGCGTGGCGAAGGATTCGGATAAGTTCCTGCAAAACCTCAATGTCTGCGTAGGTAAGGATTGGGGTTACTAGTTCACATTTCTCACTGTCGCATCCTGCGATGCTTACGTCTTTTTGAAATTTCCATTCTCTGCCGTCCCCGTCCCAAGCTGACCAAGTGCTATAACCGTTACGCCTTGCGGTATTTTCAAATCTGCCGGTTCCGAAAAAGTTAGCCGCAAGCTTCGCCGCATTCTCTCTTGTAATTTCAACCTCTACCCCAATGGTCTGTTTTTTCATTGCCTCAATCTGTCTTGTGGTTTTCTCGCTCATTTTCTGTGCCTCCGTTTAGTGTATTTCCCTTTCGGTATGTATATATATCACTCTAAAGGCACATAATAGCAAGCTAATTCGCAAGCAGATACTGTATACTTTACTGCTGCTTATCGTTAACTTTCACCACAAAATCTTCTCCGAACACCACGTTGAGACCACTGCCATTATCCCACCGCACTAGCAGGCTGGCGGTATCATCCACACCTATAATCGTTCCCCTTGTCCCGATGGGCGGTGCCTGCGCATCGTCCATCCGCGTGAGTTCCACCCTTGTACCAACAGGGTACTGTCTGCGTATTTTTTCTACAATTTCTTTACTCGGAAATCTCATCACTTGCCACCTCATTTTTCGCACCGCTCTTAAAAGCACTGCTACCCGTCAGATTTTTAAGAAGGATTTTTCTATCCCTTTTGTACTCTTCTCCTACAAATCCTAATCGCAAGAGCAGGCAGCGAAAGGCATACTTTTCATTCTCCACATACTTTTTAGTGCCGGATATACGTTTTTGCTCTCGGCTCATTTTGCAAAGGGCTGCAATGAAATCGGTGTAGGCTTTGACCTCCTCAGCATCTAAGCCACCCTCGAACCAAGGGAAGGAAATCTGCTCCTCCGTGATTTCAATCGGAAGTTCACTGATTCCCAGTGCCTTCTTGATAAGGCTGCCCTTGGCTTCTAAGAGGTTTGTAATGTTTCCTGCCGACACCTTGTCAAGCGGCATTGCCACTGTAAGCCCCACCGTTTCGTTCTGTGGCTCGGTTTCTGGCACCCCGTATGCAGACGTGCAGTCTTCCAAAAGCTCCTCACAGGCGATTTCCGGCTGTGGTTCATCGTATTCAGAACCCTCACAGCGGAAACCTCTTTGACCCAATTCTTCAAGCACCCTCTCAACTTCCTCGCTGTCCGCCATATCATCAAATACAAGGTTACCCTCACGGGTTACGGTAAAATAATCCACCGTGTATGCGTAGGTCGGGGTTTTCATGTAGACTGCCTTGGCACCTGTGATTTCTTCCAGAGCCTTTACCAGTGGCTTTCTGTCTGTGATGTTGTAAACAATTTTCATAATGTAGTTCCTCCTTTTGTTTTGTACTACATATATCACTCTAAAGCCACATAATAGCAAGCAAACAATGTGAAAGATATTGTATACTTAGCTATCCTACCAGTTTCCTATATGACAGGGTCTTGCCGTCACGAATGACCGATACAGTATCTGCAGAGCCGACCTGCTCGATGTAGCGTTTTATGATAACATCGCAGTATTTCTCGTCCAGTTCAATGGTATGACAGATTCTGCCTAGCTGTTCGCAGGCAATCAAAGTGCTGCCGCTGCCGCCAAACGGATCGGTTGCCTTACAACATTTGATACAATTACACGATTATTCCCTTAAATTCTTGAACGATGCACCCTGGGGTGCAAAGTGAAGTGCACCCCAGAAGCCCCCTGCAATTGCTGTTAAAATTGACATGCCTGGTGTTTTGGACAAAGAAAAAACCGCTCTGCATTTCTGCAAAGCGGTTTCTATTTATGCCTTGATTTCCGTTTCGTCTTGAAAGACCACGGTGACGTTCTCTTTGTCTTTCACTACCATCTTGTCGACCAGAGCACACCAGAGTGACTGGTCAAATTCGGTGAGCAGGCTATCCCGACCTTTCAGTTCCTGAATGAACCGTCCAAGCTGCT